ACCGGCGATGACGGCGAGTCCGCCTCGCAGCGCTTCATCGAAGAGGTCATCGACGAAGTCGCCCGCACCAAACCCGCCCGTTCCTGGTTCACCGTGACCCAGGGCTTCGCCGCGTCCGGGGGTCTGGCGATCGCCGGCGCTGCCCGACCCGCTGTCTTCCGCCGCCTGCAGCTTTCCGAGGCCGCCTGATCATGTCCGGTTTCCAGATCACCATCACCGACGCCGGCCGCGCCGCGTTGATCAATGCCCAGAACAACGGGACGACGGCCTTCGTCCTTTCCGAAATCGGCGTCTCGACCCAGCACATCGGGGTCGGCCTGGCTGGACTCACGGTCCTGCCCAACGAGCGGAAGCGCCTGGCGACCATGGCCGGCGACGTCGTGGCTGACGACACCCTGCACGTCACCATCAGGGATGAAGGCGTGTTGTTCGCCGTCTACAGCCAACCGGAACCGATCCTGGAGAAGTCCAGCGCCGCCATGCTGCTGTTGGCGGTCGACGCCAAGCTGGTCGCGCTCGACACCGGCATGGTCGAGTTCGGCCCCGTCGGCTTCACCATCCCGCCCGCCAGCGAAACCGTCGCCGGTGTGGTGGAACTCGCCACTGACGCCGAGGTCGACGCCGGCTTCGATCCCTGGCGCGTCATCACCGTCCGGACGCTGAAGCGCGCCCTGGGCGCCCTCTCGGACTTTGCCCTGAAGGTCCACCAGCACGACGCCGCCGACACCACCAGCGGCGTGTTCAACGTCGGCCGGATCCCGGCGCTGGGGATGGAGAAGATCACCGGCCTTGCGACCGCGCTCGCCGGCAAGGCGGCCCTGGTCCATGACCACGCCATGAACCAGATCACCGGCCTGGTCGATGCGCTCGCCGGCAAGGCCGCCCTGGTTCACCAGCATGCGGCGGAAGATATCGTCTCGGGGGTGCTGGCGGTCGGCCGCATTCCGGCCCTCGGCATGGAGAAAATCACCGGACTGGCCGTGGCCCTGGCGGGCAAGGCCGACCTGGCCGGAGCGATCTTCAACGGGGCCCTAGGTATCGCCCGGCGCGGCGCGAACGCTGTCTTCACTCTGGACGCCGACGCGGGCCGCGTCCGTCAGGTGATCTGGCAGACGCTCGGGGTCGCGCGCTGGATTTTACAAGCCGACGAGACGGCAGAGAGCGGAAACAACGCCGGCAGCGATCTGGTCCTGATGAACCGCACCGACGCGGGCGCCTACCTGTCGGTCGCCTTGCGCGTCAAACGGGATACCGGAGAGTTTCAATTTGGTCGCCGTCCCAGCTTTGCTAACGGCGCCACCCCTTGGGACAGCCTCAACCTCAACCCGGATTCTTTCGCCGCCTCGGTCCACACGCATGACGGCCTTCTCATCCGTCAGACCTACGCGCCCGGCACGAACCTGGACACGATCACCACGAGCGGCATCGTAGGCGTTCACGCCAACCCGGCGGCGAACCTGAACTTCCCGGTGATCGCCACCGGGGCGCTGGAAGTCTTCGCGTCAGCGGCGACGCGGGTCTATCAACGCTATACGACCAGTTCCACGACCGCGCCCGACATCTACGAGCGAACCCTGGCGGGCACGACCTGGTCGCCCTGGCGCAAGGTCGTCATGGACGATCTGGCCTCGACCTATGCTGCTCGCGGCCTGATCGAAATGGCCACTGACGCAGAAGCAATCACCGGGACCGACCAGGAACGGGCGATCAATCCCTATGTCTTCAAGCGCCGCCTTGACGCCCGCGCGGCCAGCAGCGCCGAAACCGGGGCCGGTGCGGCGACCGACAAGTTCGTAACGCCTTCCAGCCTGTGGTCGTTTGCCCGCTCGATCGGCTTGAACGGCTACGCCCAGGTCCCCGGCACGCCCCTCGTCATCCAATGGGGCCGCCAGACGGGCTCCATGACCGAGGGCCAACGGACCGTTCTGCTGCCTATCGCTTTCGGCGGCGGCTGCGTCGCCATGCTCGCCAATCCCTGGAACAGCAGCCCGACCGCCGACTACTACATGCAAATCGTCGGCCGTTACCTGGACCGCCTGATCTTCATGCTCAACAGCGCCTCAGGTTCGAGCGGATCCGCTCAAGGATTCGACTGGCTTGCGGTCGGCTTCGCGACCGGAACCCCCGACCCGGCCTACAGCACCGGAGGCGGCAGCGGCGGCGGCGGCGGCGGCGGCCCCGGCGGCGAAACCAATCCCGAGATTTGAACATGAGCATCTTCTTCTGCCCCACCGAGCGGATCTTCATCGACCCGGACCTTTGGCCCCACGACCTGCCGGATGACATCATCCCGATCAGCTCCGTGCGTCACGCCCGCATCCTCGAGGAGCTTTCGGCCGGCTGCGTCCTCGAGACCGACCATCAAGGCCATCCCGTTACAGTCGAGGCCCCGCCGCCCTCGCCAGAAGCGCTTGCGACCCTCGCCCGTCGCCGGCGGGATGCCGAGATCGCCCAGGTCCGCTGGCTGGTCGAACGCCACCGCGACGAACTGGCGCTGCAGATCGCCACGACCCTGACGCCCGAGGACTATCGCCTCGTCCAGGAACACGTTCAGGCGCTGCGGGATGTTCCCGAACAGGACGGTTTCCCGCTGCAGATCGACTGGCCCGTCTTGCCCGAGGAAATCACCGCCACCGGATTCTGAGCCTGCCCCTCGCATGTTGTGCGGGGCGGACCTGACAACAGGCCGCGCGGGAAAGCGAAAAGGCGCTGCGCCATCGTCCGCGCATGAACCGCCCCGACCGCCCTGCAGCAGCATCGACCGATCGCGCCCTTGCCGATCTGGTGCGTGAAGGCGTGGTTGATAGCGTCGATCTGGACGCGGGAAAGGCTGTCGTTCGTCTTGGCGACCTCCTTACCCCGCCGATCGACTGGCAAATGCCTGTCGGCGACACGACCATCTGGATCGCCCCGACCGAGGGCCAACCCGTCACCGTCACCTGTCCTGAAGGCGATATCGAGCGTGCCTTCATCAGCGGCGGCCTGCCATCCTCGCAGATGGCCCCGCTCTTCCTGGGCGCCAGCGTCGGCATCCGTTTCAAGGACGGCGCCGTCATCACCTATGACCCCGAGGCGAAAAAGCTGCAGTTGCAGTTGACCGGCGCGGCCGAGCTCGTGGCCCCTGAAGGTCTCTCGATCAAGGCTGACGTCGCCATCGAGGGCGATGTGACGGTCCAGGGCGGCGTGAAGGCCAGCGGCGTCGTTGAGGGCGAAGTGGATGTCGTCTTCGCCGGCAAGAGCGCCAAGTCCCACACCCACAGTGGCGTCACCGCCGGCACCGGCTTCAGCGGGGGGCCGCGATGACCGGTCTTTCCTCAGCGACCGGGCGCGCTGTTTCTCCGTCGAGCGACGAATACGTGCGCCGTTCAGTCGCCGACGTCCTGACCACGCCGATCGGCTCGCGCGTCATGCGTCGCGACTATGGGTCCTGGCTTCCCGAGCTGGTGGATCAACCGATGAACGCGGCGACGCGCCTCAAGCTCTATGGCGCCACCGCCTTGGCCCTGATGCGTCATCACCGCCGCTCGCGTCTGAAGTCCGTCGCCCTGGTCACTGACGGCCCGTCGGCCGTCCTGCAGCTGGACCTGGTCCGCACAGACCTTCCCCGCCCCCGCGCCCTTTCCGTCGCCCTGCCCTTCAGTTCGCTGACTTCGGCAGGCGTCCGCCCCTGAGCCTAGCCCAAGGATCCTGAACATGGCCCTCACGCCTCGCCGCCACGGCGTCAAGATTATCGAAGTCGCCGCCGGCCCGTTGGTGCTGGCCGCCGTCGCCACCTCTGTCTGGGGCATGGTGGTCACCGCCCCAGCCGCCAACGAAGACTTCTTCCCGCTCGACACGCCGGTTCTGGTCACCGACATCGAGGCTGCGATCCAGGCCGCCGGCGACGGCGGCACCGCCGCAAAGGCCCTGAAGGCGATCGGCGACCAGGCGCGGGCGATCGGCGTCGTGGTGCGCGTTGCCGAAGGCGAAGGCGGCAACCCCGAAGACATCGCCACCAATCAGAACGAAAAACTGATCGGCGGCGGCGTCGCCGGCAACCGCACCGGCCTGCAGGCCCTGCTGGACGCCGAGAGCGCCACTGGCGTCCGGCCGCGTATCCTGGCGGTTCCCGGCTTCTCGGCCCAGACCGTAGGCGTCGCCCTGGGCGTTCTGGCCGGCAAGCTGAACGCCATCGCCTATTTCGACGCCGGCCCTGTCCGCACGGTTACGGCCGCCACCGCCTTCCGCGGCAACTTCTCGCAGCGCGAACTCTTCCTGCAGTTTGGCGACTTCCTCGCCGCCAACCCGTTCACGGCAGAGATCGAACCCTCCTACGCCTCGGCCCGGGCCGTAGGTCTGCGCGCCCGCACGGACCAGGAGATCGGCTTCCACAAGACCATCTCGAACTTGCCGGTGGCCGGCGTCGTCGGCATCAGCCCGGCGGTCAGCTGGGACCTGCAGAGCGAGGACACCGAGGCCGGTCTTCTGAACGGCGCGGACATCACCTGCCTGATCCGCCGCGACGGCTTCCGCTTCTGGGGCAACCGCGGTTGTTCGTCGGATCCGCGCTTCGCCTTCGAAAGCGCCGTCCGCACCAACCAGGTGCTGCGCGACACGATCGCCGACGGCGTCTTCCCCTACATCGATCGTCCTCTGACGCCGGCGCTGGCCCGCGACATCGTCGCCAGCATCAACGCCCTGTTCCGTCGACTGAAGGCGGCCGGCCTGATCATCGGCGCTGAAGCCTACCTGACCGACGCCAACACGCCGGACCAGCTGGCCGCCGGCAAGCTGCGCATCGGCTACCGCTTCACTCCCTGCGCCCCGCTCGAGGATCTCGGCATCGAAAGCCTGATCACCGACGAGTTCTACGCCGACTTCAATCAGATGGCCGCCTGATCCCACGCCTGATCGGGCGCGACAAGATCACCCCGCAAACCATTCAAGCTTCTAGGAAATCCCTTCGATGAACCTGCCCCGCAAGCTCAAGGACATGGTGGTCCACGGCAACGGCGAAGCCTACATCGGCGAGAGCAAGACCTTCACCCGCCCGCCTCTTGAGATGGAGGGTGAAGACTGGCGCGGCTCGGGCATGATCGCGCCGGTCAAGATCTTCAACGGTCTGCAGGCCCTCGAGGTCGAGCACACTTATGGCGGCGAG